TGATATTTATGTAGTGGATATGTACAAGTGGCTCCTCATCCCACCTGATCCGTCAAAGATTGAAGATGCTCATTACACGAACGATAAACTGGAGGAATTGATGACTGGATACAGGGATAACCAGGCTCAGGCTGCGAAGATGTTTAGTGAGCGCAAGCGTGACATGGTTGAGTCGTCGAATTATCATAAGCCCGGAGATGAAAACTCTAGGTTCTATAACAAACCCGACGAGCCACCAGTTAGTCACCCAGCGGATGTACTCGAGCGACTTCAAAAGGAAGAGCCTGATACTCCCATGGAGGAATTGGTCAAGAAGGCTGATAAGATTGTGGCCGACGAGATTGTCGAGAGACAAAAGAAACGTCTAGATGATACCCCCTCAACTATTGAGGAAGAGTCTTCCGAGGAAAAATAAAAATAAAAACTAGTTTGGAATTTTTTAAAAAAATTATAAGAAAAAAAATAAAAAAAAACATTTGGAATTTTTTAAAAAAATTTGTAAAGAGTTTTCTTATTAAAAAAATATTCTCTTTTAATAAGAAAATGTATGCTTCTATTCCAAGTTTGACATTACTGTTTTTAGCGTGTATATTTTTACTCGTGGTATATGTATACATCAACCCAGATGTAAAGTTTTTTACCAAGGTAGATAAGGCCGTGGCAACCGCGAGTGATGTGATAAAAGATAATCTGTATGATCCTTATTATAAGAGTACGGGTAGATACTCGTATAACGAGAAGGTTGAGGGGCCTGTGGGAAATTTTGATGGATACTCATCCGGGGAGAGTGATAAATGGTCGTTTGATTATGTTGAAACCGAAAAACCAACGCGTGACGAAGCTATTTCTAGTTTAGAACGTAGATTGCGAAAACGTGGTCTAACGGAACAACAAATCGCGGAATATGTAGACGACTTAATCACTTCTAAATCTAAATTTAAAAAGTAATATTATCCGGGGCGAAGGATGACTGGTTGCATCGTCTTTCCCATGAAGAAACCTAATATAAATGATACAAAAATTATGATATACGCATTCTTATCCAAATTAGATAAGAAATCATTCTTTTCCATCTGTGGTTGCATCATAGGGGGTGGCTGCATCATCATAGATGGATGAGGAAGGTAATACGGAGCTTCCATTTCCTCGTTATGTATCGGATCTTCTTTAGTTGGAAGTTCCGGACTATATTCGATGGGGTTGCCAAGTTCTGTTTCCATATGTAATATAATTACTTATCTTTTTAAGCCGAATATTCCTCATCACTCTCAACATAACTCTCATCTTCACTAACTTCATCGTCATCGACTACAAACCCTTTTAGATTACCTTGCTCGTCCGCGTCAACTTCATCATCTGATTCACTCTCATCGTCGGTTTCGCATATGTCTTCCCCATCTGTTTCACAAAAATCTTCGTCTGATTCATCGTTATAATCATCTTCTGGTACCTCTGTAGGCTCTAAACGATTCGGTTGTTTAGATACTCTTCCTGAGCGAGTTTTGACTGTGGTCATATGTAAGAATTACTAAATGATATCTTTTAAGTATATTTAGGTACAAAACGTAAGTTTTGATTGTTTGCTTCTCTTTTAAACCTTTTTTCAAACTCTGATAGTATTTTCTCGTTCAGAACAGTTATTTCGTCCTGAATATCCGGATCTATGGGAATAACATAAAGAGCTATTTCGTAAAAGTGATCCAAAGCTTTTAAAACGTGATCGTAAGCTACGTATACGTCTTTAACATTATCTTTTGCGAATTGTATGTTCGTGATAAAATCTATGTATATTTCTGGGTTTATACCCGAATAGATTTCAGTCTCTTTTATGAGATCATCTATTATATCTTTTTTGGTTTCTACCGTGATTGTATTTGAAAATATGAGAAACAAAACTATGATAAAAAGTATGACATACATCTCTTATAATACTCTTTTTATTTTATCTAAGAGATTATGAGATCGCGTTTTACACGTACATAACTGCTCTAATACTGAATTCTGCTTTATTTTAAACTGTAAGTTATCTTTATTACACGTCTGGCAATGTGCGTTTGTGTTGATGATATACATTTTTTTCATTTTTTTTGTAACGGACAAAACTTTTGTAGTATTTTTTGTGACGTATTTACATATAAAACCGGTGAGCATATCAACCAAACTTTCTGAACTGGGTTTAACTTCTTTTGGAACGGGTTGACAAAACATGTGCGGTTTGTATCCATCTGGATACATGGCTTTATAAATTTTATCCGGTAACATGTGTCTACGCCCACCAAAATTTTTACAAAATCCATATTTTCTTCCTTTCATCGTTTCACACGTACAAAAACATTTTTGGTTGATCGCGTCACCCTCTATCAAAAACCATACGTGATTTGATGCATGTGAACGACTAAGATTTTCACAATACTTTGATGTAGAAGATACTAGGTATGACGTATCTTTTTTGAAGACTTTAACAATCTCCGCACTCTGTTGACCCACTAGATGTTTTTGAATAAAAGTTTCAATCTGTGCTATCGTCTCATAATTTGTATAGGTATCTCGTGTATCTTGAATATTAAAAGATCCTTCTTCTCTCACAGACCCTTCAATCACGGCGTGATTCTTATTTTCTGTGCGCAAAGTCGCCATATGCAATAGTTCAACGGAGGGTTCTTTGTCAAATATATACTCGAGTGATTTCGTTTTATGCGAATATACGATGACCGGTTTATATGGACCCTGTGTTACCTTTCCATTCTCACACAGTGCACAACCTCTCCCGTCACATGCGTCATGTTTTGCCTTCTTATGTGACCATGGCATACGAAATCCACTTCCCTTCGTTTTACGTTTTCCATTCCCGTACACCGCTGTGTCCACGATATCACCCCATGGTCGATTGGGGAATAAAATATCTAACGCGGATACGATATGTGAGTGGAGAGCCATCGCCGATCCATGGTCAACGACAAAATCCGACCAATTAATATGTATACCGTGTTTGATTTTATCCCCCACAGATTTGGGTTCCGCGACGGAAATGAGCGCGTCCTTTCCTCCAAAAAACGCAACACGATCACATATAGATCTTGATACTTCTTTTAAGTGGTCGAATGTTAACTCCTCGTCCACCTTATAATCGATATCTACGAAAAAGTTATACGTATCAGTCTTTTGTTCGACGACGTATATCTTTTCACCGTTATTTATGCATTTAATACACATTTCATAAAAGTCATTCAATTTATCAAACGGGACAGATAGTATTCCACCATCCATTAAGACGTGTGATAGATTGGATCCATTGCAAAATCCTTGGCGCTTACACCAAGACTTAAACATACTTACAGTATCCTACACTTATTTTTTTAATCTTCTTCTTCGTGCCATATCGAACGACGATACGAAACATCTATAAATTCTTCGTCTTCATTCATCAATTGTTTTTTAAACACTAAAAGTTCGTATACGGTTTTTTCTTTGAGTTCTTCCGTGTACCGCTCAGCCTTTTCTCGTGTATACGATTTATGATCGATGAGAATATCCTTAATCTGCATGAGAATATAACTCTTGGACTTCATTATTTAATAGCAAATGATTTTCTATTGGGGGAAGTCACGCAGGCGTAAAATTCTGGATTTTTTAGGACGTATTTTATGATTCGTTCCCATCTTCTTCTGGAATTAAATTCCGGTAAAGTATCGAAACTCATGTAATCGTTTTCATCGTACGTCCTTTTCATATGAATTTTTTTAGTGTACATTTTATATTTTTCATCATTAAATTTTTTGACCAAATCAGTTTGATCGTGTCGAGAATAATTAACGAAAAAGACAAAAACAGTGTATTCTAAGTCAATCGTAGGACTTTCTTTAACTGTAAATGAAAATGACGTATATTCTCCTCTTTTTAAAGAAACTACACCCCTCGTTTCTTCTTCTAATTCTCTTAAAGCGGTTCGAAGTGGATTATTGATTTCTCTACGTCTACATCCACCGGTGACGAAAATCCATTCCTTAAATCTTTTATCTCTGACTGTTAAAAATCTTGGTACGTCTCCGTTATATATTACGGGTATAGCGATGGCCTTATGTTTCTTCATTGCTCATCGCACTCTACAATCTCCTGACAAGATTATTCCGAGGATTCTGACTCGGTGATGACAGGTGTTGGTTTTTCGGTCTTCTCCTCTACTACGGGGATGGGAACCTTCTTAACTTCCACGGGAATCTTCGAGGCCCAAGGTGCGGGTCGGGGACGCTCTAAAGAAACCATAGGCTTCTGCTTATCGGCGAGTGCCTCCCTGAATTCTTCGATACTTTCATTCGTTTTCTTGTGTTGGCTGTACATGTATATGGTGGCGAACACACAGATGGCGACGGCGACGAGAACTGCGGTATCACGGTCAAATGCAAACATTATGTAAAATTTACAAATGTTATTTTTAAGTAGATATTATTGCACCCATATTTGTTTTATCGTTACTGGGGCATTCGTATCCTTGTTGAGCGAATTGTATTTCGTTAAAGTGACCGTGTTTACACGGTGCATTTTCTTTCTTCTCTTCTGGAGAATTAGGTATGTATTTATTGAGCGTTCCGGATTTAGGATCGTAGGTGATCATAAAAACGAAAAATGCGAGAAATAGAAAAAACCACATTTATTATTATACGGGATTTAATTAGAGTACATTAAACCGCCCATCCCTGATTCTACCCTCATAATGTTATAGTTAACGGCATATATGTCGTCGGTATGAGAAGCAGTCTCACTGACAAGGCGGGCTGAGTCAACGCGGCTGAAATTTAAACTGCCTGTAGGCTGAAGCTTTCCAGTCTCAAAGCAAAAGGGGTAGATGAAGCGTTTCTTGTTGGCTCCACTCGCGTCAGCGACAGAAGCGCAAGTGTGGTAGTACTCAGAAACGGCTGTGTAGTGAGGATCAGTGTACTTGAAGTCGGTAACATCGGTACCGTTAATCTGGAGCTTAATCTTATTATTGTCGGCAGCGATCGCTAAAGCCGTACCGTCGGCCGCAGCTAAATACTTAACTGGGTGGTTTAGGTTGAGTTCCTGGATAGTAGAATTGGAAGCGACAGACTTTTGGGTCTGGGTGATGAGCATGTTTTGGGGCGCGGCAGCGAGGGAAGAGCGTTCATCGGTATCGAGATAGATGAAATGCGCGTAGCATTCCCAAGCACCGGTGAGAGAACCACCCCACGTAACTCGAATTTCTACATCGTGATACTGTAATGCAACCAATGGAATGGCGGATTGCCAGTTCTCACAGAAGCTGAAACGTAAAGGGTAGAAACGAGATTCCGCGGCTTCACCGTAACCGGAAATAGACTTAGTTAAGTTCTGTGACATAACAGTGGGCGCGACGAATTGGGAAAAGTTCGCATCTTGGGTGTCAATAACCTGACCTCCCACTAACCATTCTACCTTGGCAACCTGACCGAGCCAGTCGGAGGGAGAGTACTTGACCGTACCGCTACGGGGGGCGAGATAGACAAATCCGAGGAGATCACCCTTGCGCTCGAAACGAACGGTGGACATACCATTCGCGACGGGGTTCCCCTGGATAACCTGACGCTCAACAGTCTGAGCGAAATTTGTGTGACGTTTGTAATTAGACCTAAAAAATGATACCTCTGGCTGGCCTACGATATGGGCATCTTGGGCACCAATGGCAACGAGTTGGGCAATTCCACCTGACATTTTATATTATACTAAGTTTTTATTTTTAAGCTCAAAACAATGGGACCTGTGGATGAATAGATTCG